TAGATAATGAAACACCGATTTGTCCTTTATGCGGAACTAAAGAAGCATTAGAAAGCATTGGCATTTCCAAAGAAGAACAAGAAAGGATTATAGCTTCAATTCCTAAGATCGAAGATAAATAAGAAGCAAAACAAATCGCACACAAAGGGCTCACGTTGGGCTCTTTTTCTTTCGTTGAATAAACAATCAACTTTTTAAATAAAACGCCTTAGAAGGCAAATGTGAAAGGAGTAAGGCCAAATGAATGAAGATAGATTAATTGAAAAAGAATATCATCACTTTATTGATATTTATTCTAATGCAGATGAAACAAAACTTAAGATCGCTAATGACTTATTTTGGAAGGCAGCATTCTTAAAAGTTCAACTTTATGCTTTAGAAGATAAAATCAAAAGAACTGGTGCAGTAGAGTATTCAAACAAAGGTAACTCTCGTGTTTCTCTTTCTTATAAAACCTATTTACAGTCTATAAGTGTTTATCAATCTTTACTTAAAACTATCGATAAGATTATGGGAAGTGGTGAAGACGATGACGCAGATGAATTTGATGATTTTATTTTGAAAGCAGCCGAAACTAGATGAACTACTTAGTGAAATATTATGAAGAAATCAAAAGTGGAAACATCATCGTTGGTCAGGAGCTTAAAAAAGTACTTGATGGTCTTATTCTAGACTTAGATAATCCTAAGTTCATCTTTGATGAATTACCTGGAGAAATAAGAATCGACTTTATTGAAAAGTTTTGTAAGCACACGAAATCGCCATTTAATGGAGAGCCATTTCTATTAGAGTTATGGGAAAAAGCAGTACTTCAAGTGGCCTATGGATTTAAGTATAAAAACACGGGTTTAAGAAGATTTAATGAAGTGATACTTCTTATTGCAAGAAAAAACGGTAAAACCACATTTGTTGCTGGAATCGATTTAGCAGAGTTTTTTCTTTCAAAAGGTGGAGTTGATATTGTCTGTGCTTCTAACACCAATGACCAAGCTTCTATCCTTTTTGAAGAGATCAATAACATGCGTGAACAATCAAAAGCTCTTTCTAAAGAGAAAAGAAGCAAGAAGAACATCTTCTATATTTACTCACCAAAAACGAAAAACAAAATTAAAAAGTTATCTGCTCAATCGAGAAACTTAGATGGTTATAACATTGAGGTTGGTTGTATTGATGAAGTTCATCAAATGACTGATTCAAAAGTCTATGATGCTATAAAACAATCGCAATCAACCAAGAAAGAGCCTCTTATTTTTATCATTACCACTGAAGGAAATGTGGTTGGTGGTTTTTTAGATAAGAAGCTCGAGTATGTTAGAAAAATGATCAAAGACGAGATTAAAGATGAACGTGTACTTCCTTGGCTTTATACTCAAGATTCAGTTGATGAAATTTATAATGATTCATCTTCCTGGCAAAAGTCTAATCCTTCTTTAGGAATGGTAAAAACTAAAGCTTACTTAGAAGATTTAATGAACAAAGCAAAGAATGATTTATCAACTAGACTTACGATGCTTTGTAAAGACTTTAATATTAAGCAACTTGAATCTGGTTCTTGGCTATCTTTTGATGATTTAAATAACGAGACAAAATTTGACATTGAACTCTTACGTGATTCATACGCCTTTGCTGGTGTAGATCTTTCTTCAACAACCGATTTAACAGCAGCTATTATATGCGTCATAAAAGATAGCAAAAAATATGTCATTCCACACTTTTTTATGCCAAGTGATGTCGTTAATAAAAGAGTAGAGGAAGACAATGTTCCTTACGATATTTGGATAAAGAAAGGATTTATTACTTTAACAGAAGGAAGCAAGAATGATTTTTCTAAGGTTACTGAGTGGTTCCTTTCAATTGTTAGAACATATGATATTCGTCCTTTGTGGGTAGGATATGATCCATGGAACTCTCAATATTGGGTGGATGAAATGGAAGAATCTGGCTTTACTTTAGAAAAAATAAGACAGGGTGTTTTTACTCTTTCTGAACCAATGAAACAACTAGAAGCGGATTTAAAAAATAAGGTGGTTATCTATGATAACAATCCTGTTCTTAAATGGTGCTTGGCTAACACTCAAGCCAAAGTTGATATAAATGGCAATATTCAGCCATGCAAACTTAATTCAAAATTTAAGCGTATTGATGGAGCGGTCGCATTAATCATCGCTTATGCAGTTTTGAATAAGTACGTGAAGGAATATGAAAACATGCAAAGTTAGGAGGTGGCAAGATGGGATTATTTACTAGAAAAAAGAAATCTCAAGAGACAGTGTCAGGTTTCAAAATTATACACGACCTTAAGGTTCCTTTAGTGCCATTTGGTGAAAATATCATGAAAAGCGATGTTGTAATGATCTCAGTTGATCGAGTCGCTTCTCAATGTGCCAAGTTAAAAGCAAGATATATAAAAGTTGATGAAAAGGGAGTTCAATCTGAAAAAAACGGAAAACTCTCTTTTTTACTTAAGCATCAACCAAACAAACTAATGACTCCTTATCAATTCATTTATAAGGTAGTTTCACTTTTGCTATTAAACAATAATGCTTTTGTCTATCCAGTTTATGATAAAGAAACATTAGAAATAGAAAAACTTGTCCCATTAAATCCAACGATAGTTGAGCCCCTAGAATATACAAATAACGAACACACTTATAAGTTATATTTTGAAGACGGGCAAGTTTATGAAATCCCAATTGAAAACATCATTCATTTAAAAAGGTTTTATTCAAAGAGCGATTTCTTTGGTGGAAATAACGCTATTAGTGAGCACGATGCTTTGCTTAAGACTCTTAAAACAAATGATGCTTTAATTCAGGGAGTTCAAAGCGCTATTAATTCCTCTTTCCAAATCAAAGGTATTCTTAAAATTAATGGAATGCTAAAAGAAGCAGATAAAAATAAGCAAATAGAGGAATTTACAAGAGCAGTTAAAAAAGCTGAAACAACTGATTCATCAATTATTCCAATGGATGCGAAAGCGGATTATACGCCTTTAACTACTGAACCGAAGTTAGTTGATGAACCAACACTCCATTTTATTCAATCAAAGATTCTAGATTATTTTGGAGTCAGCGAAGCGATATTTAATAATTCATACAACGAAGATCAATTTAATGCTTTCTATGAAGCAACAGTGGAGCCTATAGCTATTCAACTTAGCGAGGCTTTTTCTTTAGGACTATTAACCAATAACCAATTAGAACGTGGTGAAGAGATTATTTTCTTTTCTGAACGACTCCAATACGCATCTTGGAACACCAAAGTTGGAGCGATTGAAAAGTTAATGGGGCTAGGAATTATGAGTTTAAACGAGAGTAGAGGTCTTTTAGGACTTGAGCCAATCGAAGGCGGAGACAAAAGACTTCAATCTTTAAATTACGTTGATGCTTCAAAAGCAAATGTCTATCAAGTTGGAAAAGATGAAACAAAGGAGGATAACGCAAATGGACAAAACGAAAATTGAAAATAGACTATCGGACGTCTCTTTTAAAGAAGAAGATGAACAAAAGATGGTGCTTGAAGGGTACGCGATCGTGTTTGATCAGGAAACTTTAATCGGTGATAAAGAGAAAGGTTTTATTGAATCAATCGATAGAAACGCTTTAAAAAACGCCAATATGAAAGACGTCCCGATGAAATATAACCACGATGATTCCTTTTTGATTATTGCTAGAACTAGGAATAACTCATTAAGACTCACTGTGGATGATATTGGTTTAAAAGTTCGTGCTGAACTTATCGATACAGATTCCAATAAGGATATCTACAAGATGGTGAAAGCTGGACTTTTAGATAAGATGAGCTTTGCTTTTACAGTTAGCTCACAAAAGATTGATCGAAGCGGAGACATTCCAAAGCGAACTATTACTGGTATTGATAGGCTTTATGATGTCAGCATTGTAGATCTACCTGCTTATGATCAAACTTCAATTGTGGTAGGTCGTTCTTTAGCTTTAGTGGATACTGAGCTTAAGACCATGGATATGGAAGACCAAATTAAAAAGGCAAACATCATCAAAAAACGAATTCATATTAAAACGAACTAAGGAGGATATTTATCTTATGAATTTAAATGCAAGAATGAAAGAAATCGACGCTCGTTTATCTGAAATTAGAAAAATGACTAACGATGAATCTGATGTCGAAAAATTAACAAACTATGAAAAAGAATGTGACTCTCTTCAAGAAGAAAGAAAATCCATTCAAGCTAAATTATCTATTATGGATAAAACAAACATTAAACCAGTGACGGTTGAAAAGAACTCTCAAGATAAAGAAATGCTTGAGAAAAGAGGTGTCGATTTAAAAGAAAAAAGAACCATCGTCGTTTCTAGTGAAGAAATCTTACTTCCAAGTCATACCGACACAAATTTAGCACCTGTTCCATTTGCTGAAGTATCTACACTTGTTGACAAAGTTAAAGTAGTCAATTTAAATGGTGGAGAAACTTATACTAAATCTTTTGTTAAAAATCATGGTGAAGCAGGTCTTACAGGTGAAAAAGAAGCCTATTCAGAAACTGAACCTGAATTTGGCTATTGTACCGTTACTAAAGTAAAAGTTACCGCTTATACAGAAATCACTGAGGAACTTGAAAAACTCCCAGCGATCAATTACCAAGCCGAAGTATTGAAAAACATCAATGTTTCCTTAAGAAAGAAAATCTCTCAACAAATCTTAAGAGGCGCTGGAGATTCTAATACTTTCACAGGTATTTTCTCTGATAAAGCAGTCGCACTTGCTGATTCAAAGCCACTTGAAATTACTGAAATTACCGATTCAACCTTAGACGATATTATCTTTGCTTATGGTGGAGATGAAGAAGTCGAAGGTGGTGCAGTCTTAATTCTTAATAAAAACGATTTAAGAGCCTTTGCTAAACTTAAAACTAAAGAAGGCAGAAAAGTCCATCTTATTGATTACAAAGCTCAAACAATCGACGGCATTCCTTATGTAATCAACTCTAACTGTAAAGCAATCAGTGATCCATCAACTAATGCAGGAGACTATTGTATCGCCTACGGTGCTTTAGATAATTATGAAGTCCCAATCTTCTCTCCAGTTGAAGTTGCAAAATCTAATGATTATAAGTTTAGAGATGGTATTGTTTGCTATAAATCTAGCGTCTTTACTGGTGGTAACGTTGTCGGCTATAACGGCTTCTTAAGAATCAAAAAAGGCCAAACTGCTTCTGAATAGAAGGTGACTATATATGGCAGTAAGGGATGAAACAAACTTCTTAATTGAAGTAAAGAAAGCCTTAATGATTCCAGAAACTGACACATTTGCAGATAGTGAAATTAGTCTTCATATAGCGTCTTGTGTATCTTTATTAATCTCTATTGGGGTTAATGAAGATGTAGCAAGAAGTGATAACGCTCTTGTAAAGGGGCTTATTTTAATTTATGTGAAGACTTTTTATGGCTTTAAAAATGATGGAAGCGTTAAGGAGTTACCTTCTAACTTTGATTTGTTAGTCAAACAGCTAGCATTAACGGAGGGTGATCATGTTTCCTAATTCTGCCAATGTAAAGTTATCTTTACTTTCAATAGTCAATAAGTCGGATGCTTTAGGAATAAGGTGTCCGACTGTTGCTTTTAAACACGAAGTCATCGGTTCTTTGTCTTCAATTACAAGAAGCGAATACCAAACTTCGATCATGCAAAATATTAGTGTAGATTTAAAAGTTATTATTCAAAGTTTTCTTTACAAAAATGAAAAATTTTGTTTACTTTCTGATGATATTTATACAGTAACAAGAACATATGTAAATGGTATGTTTATCGAATTATATCTGTCAAAAAGTGAACTTAAAAAAGAGGAATTAACGTGGCTATAAGTCTAGATAATATGACGGTTAAGATCTCAGAGTTAATTCAAAAATACACAGACGAAGTAAAAAAAGAAGCAATAGACGAGTTAGATAAAACAGCTGATGAAATATTAGATTACATTAAAACAAACGCTCCTAGAGGTCAAAGTAACACCCATTTAGCGGATTCTTTCGTTAAGACTGAAATAGGGAGTGGTGTTAATAAAGTGATTTATATTTCTTCAAAAACGAAATCTCGACTCGTTCATTTAATTGAACTTGGTTTTAAACATCGAAGTGGAAGACATGTCGCAGCTAAGCCTTTTTTAAGGCCTGCTTATGATAAGTTCACACCAGAAATGTTAGAAGAGATCAAAAAGATTATTAGTGGAGGTTAATCATGGAACTTGAAGAAGTCTATCAAATTTTAAATAAGGTACTTCCAGATAAAGTATTCTATGCAGTCAATGTGTATGACAATGAAACTTATGCGGATCTTCCTTATATCGTCTATCAAGAAATCTCAAAAAGACCACGTAGTTTTTCTGATGATTTACCTTTCTTTTATTACTCAAGTATTCAAATCACTTTAGTGACAAAAAGAAAGGATAGAGTCTTAGAAAGAAAACTAGAAGAAACTTTAATCAATAACAACTTAGCGTACTCGGTAACAAGTGAATATCATAATGAAGATAAATCCATCAACCGAGTCTATGAAATAATAATGGAGGAAATTTAAATGTCTAATAACATCATAACTTATGGCCTTAAGAATGTTCATTATTCTAAGGCTACTTATAATGAGTCTGATGATTCCTGGGGTTATGCTACTCCGGTTGAATTAAAAGGTGCTCAAGAATTTTCTAGCGATTTGATTGGTGGATCAAGTTCAGTTTATGCTGATGACCAAGTTGTCGCCACTTTAAATCAAAACGCTGGACGAACAATTACATTAAAACTTACAGAAATCACAGATGAATTTAAAACTGATATCTTAGGTTATAAAAAAGCAGAGAATGGCAACTTAGTGGAAATCACTAATGCTGAGCCTATTACATTTGCTTTAGGATTTGAATTCCAAGGTGATAAAAAAGCAAGAAGAGTATGGTTCTATCTTTGTACATGTGCTCCAATTAATGAATCAACAAAATCAAAGACAGAATCTGTCGAAGCAAACTCTATCAGTTTAACTATTACTGCTAGACCAATTGCAATTGACGATAATAACTCAACAACTCACGTTACTGCATCGAAAGGAGACGCAAACTATGATACTTTTTTAACAACTGCTCCTAGTTTGCCAGTGATTAAATAATGGAAAGTTTAATTAAAATTGCAGGGAAAGAACTTCCTGTTCATGTTTCAATTAGAACAATTATTGATTATAAATCGACATTTGGAACTGATATTTTTGAAGATTTAGAAAAAATACAAAATGTTAATGTAAATTCGATAGGTTCTTTATCTTCGATCATCAATACTAGCTTCCAAATTCTTTATATTCTTCATAAACCATATGCAAAAGGTAAGTCATTTAGTGATTTCTTGGATGAGTTTGAATTTAGTGTCTTCCAAGATAATACATCATTAGGTGAACTTACTGGAGTTTTCTCATTACTCTTTCCCTCACAAAAAGAGGAAAGTAAGTAGTGGAACAATTAGAAAACATCAAGCAACAAGTAATATCATCTTCAATCTTTCACAAATGGGTATCTCGCTTAGGGATGCCTTTTTAATTGAGATTGATACTTATTTTGAATTAGTAGATCTTTACACTTCACAGTTTAAAAAAGACGGAGGAAGTAGAGAAGCTACACAAGCAGATATTGATTCTTTTTTACTTTAGGAGGTGAGCAACGTGGCAGAAACAATCAAAGGATTAAACATTAAACTCGGTCTTGATGCTACTGAGCTCAACGAGAAATTAGGAAAGGTCAAGACTGATTTAAAAGAACAACAAGCAGACCTTAAAGCTATCAATGCGAAGCTTAAATACGACTCTTCTAATGTTGATGCATGGAAAGAAAAACAAGCTAAGTTAAATCAAATCTTAGAAAGCACGAAGGCTAAACTTGAACTCCAAAATCAAAAATTAGAAGAAGCTAAAAAAGCAGTTCAAATTGGTGCTTTAAGTGAAGCTGAGTTCAAAAAAATGGAAAGGTCGGTTCAGTATACAGAAGCAGATGTTGCTAAACTTAATACTGAACTTGACCTGACCAACAAGAAAATCGCTAGTTTAAGTGCTGTTAATTGGAGTGGGATTTCTAAAATTGGCACCAATCTTACTAGATATGTAACTACTCCTGTAATTGCAGCATCAACTGCTCTTGGCACACTTGCTTATAAATCAATGTTTACCATTGATGAAATAGCAGACAATGCTCAAAAAGTGTATTTAACTGCTGAAGCATATCAAGAGTGGGCTTATGCTGCTGAAATCTTAGCGGTAGATCAAGCACAATTACAAAAAGCCTTCGTTAAGGTGAATGCGCTACTTGGTGATATAGCTAGTGGCGATATCGACACAGTTAACGAAAAACTAAAGTTAATCGGATTAACGAGTGAAGATTTAATTGGTCTTTCTACTGATGAGGCATTTACAAAGATTCGCGATGCTTTAGCTAAAGTTGGTGATGAAGCAAGTAGAACTGCTGTCGCTAATGAGATATTTGGTGATAAGTTAGGCAGTGAATTAACACAAATTCTTTCTGCAACTTCTGAGCAAGTTAATGATCTAAGAAATGAATGTCGAGAACTAGGAGTTGTTTCAAATGAGGATGCTCAATTAGCAGGTGAGTTCACTGATTCAATTTCTAGATTAAAGCAAGCTTTAAAAAGTCTACAAAATGAAATCGCTCAAGCATTGCTTCCTGTTTTAAATAAATTAGTGGAGTTAATGACAAAGAAGATAATTCCAGGCCTTAAAACTATAATTGATAAATGGAATAATCTATCATCAGGTGTTAAAAAAGCAATCGGAATTTTTGCTGGACTTGTAGTTGCTTTAGGACCAGTTCTTTCTATTATTGGAAAGGTAGTGCCTTTAATAACAAGTGCTGTAAAAGCCTTCACAGCGGCCAAAGGAGCCATTACTGTGGCTGGTGTTGCCATTAAGGGATCAACGCTTGGCTGGGGAGCTTTAATCGCTGTAATCGCCGTTATTTTGCTTCAAAACGAAAGGTTTAGAGAACTTCTAAAAGAGATAGTGGATATTTTAGGAAGCGTCCTTTCTAGGCTTGTTGGACTCGTTCAAGAAATCATTTCAAGTTTGATGCCGATTATCGAACAGCTCATGGTTTTAATAAATGAAGTCATCGACGTTTTAGTGGATTTACTTGAAAAAAAACCCTCCCGCCACTAGAAGCTATTTTAAATTTAGTTGTGGATTTAATAGCAAGCCTTATTCCTTTAATTCAAAGAATTACAGATATTGTAAGTGTATTAATTGAAAAGATAATAAATCTTGTCATTGAGATTCTTGGGCCAATTTCTGAAGCATTAGAAATAATCATTGAGCTTGTAGTAGAGGTAGTTGATGTTGTTTTAGATTTAATCAACTCAATTTTGAACCCAATCATGGAACTTCTAAATGTCTTAGTTGATGTCATAGAAGTAGTGGTTGAGATTATCGGAACTGTGATTGATCTTCTCGCAAATATCTTAAAGCCAATATTAAATTTAATCGTTCAATTAATAAAACCAATAGTTGAGATATTAAAAGTAGTGATAAATGTGGTTTCTAGTATTTTTTCACTTCTTGAACCATTGCTTGAAGTTTTGCTTAAACCAATAAGCGTTATCTTAAAGGTTATCTCATCTGTTTTGAAGATTTTTGAACCAATTTTAACTGCGATTGGAAAAGTCCTAGAAGCAGTAATAGCTCCAGTTTTAGAAATAATATATCAACTCTTAAAGCCAATTTTAGATTTAATTAATTGGATTATGGAGGGCATTGAATGGTTGATTTCTAATCTTGCTAGTGCTTTTTCATCATGGTCTAGCGATGTTGATGGATTTTCAGATAACTTTGTCTCTTCTATTGGTGGAGCAGTTGATTTGGTAGGAGGTAAATTCTCAGGTTTCTTTTCTTGGCTATCTGAAGCCTTTTCTGGTTTTACATCTTGGATTTGTGATGTTGGAAAAGGAATAGGAGAGTTCTTCATAAACGCTTATGAGTCAATTAAAAACTTTATAAGTGGAGCGATTGATTCTATTTCTAACTGGATAAGCGATGCATATGAGAATGTTAAAGATTGGTTTAGTAGTGCAGTAGATACAGTAGGTGGCTGGTTTAATGATGCAGGAAAAGCTGTATCAGGTTGGTTTAGTGATGTCGGTGATTGGTTCTCAGACACTTTTAATATAGGTGGAGGAAATCAAAATAATCAAACAACAAATAACACTAATAACACGACAAATAATGTAACGATTAATACATCATCATCCGAATTTGATATCGATTCGATTAATAAAGCACTAGGAGGTAGTTATATTTAATATGAGAGAGTTCTATTTACAAAATAATCTAGGTCGCATTTTTAGATTTAATTATGCTTCTGGTGTTTTAATTTCATCAATAGACGATATCGGTTTTAGAAAAGAAAATGAATATAGTGATTTTGATAATAACTATAAGAAACTAAGTGAGAAAAATCCAATTCAAGATTTATCGTTCACGCTTACTTTTCTTAAAGGCTATAGAGGATATAAGGAGTTTGTGGATTTCATTGAATCTTCCGACTCCTTTTATCTTTACTATAAATCTATTGAGTGGAAATATTGCTATGTGGAAGTGGAAGAACTAAGTAAAACCGAACTTCAAGCTGGCTCTTTAGAATGTAATCTAAAACTTAAAAAATTATCGTATTGGTATAAAGATGTCATTCAAGAGATCAATATTGAAGTTGATTCAACTGGTAAATCCTATCCTTTTACTTATCCATATACTTATTCAAATTCTATAAGTGGAAAAGTAAGTATCACTAATAATGGATATGCAAAAGCACCGCTTAGAATTTTACTTTCTGGAGCGTTTTCAAATCCGGAAATCATCGTATCTAAAAATGGTGAGACACTATCTTCAATGAAGATATATTACACAACTTCATCAGGTTCATTGGAAGTGAATGCTTTTAATTTAGATCAAAAAATAGAAATTAAAGAAAATGGTGAGACAATTAATGCTTACGAATATCAGGATTTTAGTGTTGATAATTTCCTTTTTATCCCAAGAGGAACTGTCACACTTGAATTCAAGCCAAACGTGAGTCAACCACCAAAATGCGTCATCACCATGATGGAAGGATACTTATCTAACTAACATGGAACTTATCTTTTTATCTAGGGGTAGTCTTAAATATAAAGACCACGCTCTTATAACAAGTGATTTTGAACTGATTGTTGATTTGGTGGTTAATCAAAAGTCCAACTTCACGTTAAATAAAGAAAAAATCAATGCTGAAATAGGTGATATTGCTATCTTAAAAGATGCAACGCTTAACTATATTGGAATTATTGAATCAATCATTGTTAATCCAAATAAAACCATTAAAGTTCAATTAAATGACTTCAAAGAAATCTTTAATGTGAAGGTTCCTGCCGAAAACTTTTCAGGAGACATCTGTATATTTTTGAAGAATAAGATCAGACAAGCTTTCTTAGATAGTAGTGATTCAAAGCAAAACTTAAGCTACTTAACTATTGATGTTAACTCATCAGTTCAAGGCTCATTTGCTTATGATGATGATTCTTTTATCAATATTCTAGAACTCATTTCAATTGTAACTAAAGCATATGGAATCATCGTTAAATATAAAGTTTCTTTCTTAAGAGGAAGATTTCAATATATAAACATCATTATTGAAGAAGTGAATAAATCCATTAAGTTAAGATACGACTTAAAAGCAATTCAAAATTTAGAGGTTCAAGATTCGTCTCAATATTCGACAAATAAGTTAATTTTTTATCCTAAAAAAGAAAATTCAAGTCATAAAACGATTGAGACTTTTTATCTTCTTAAAGACGGAACAGTCACTAAAGATAAAGACTCGTTAAATCGTTTCGATTATGTAAATTATGATTGTGAATATTATGGCGATAAAGATTATGAAACTTTAAGCACAAAAGCTGAACAAAAGATGTGTGGAACAACAAGTGATCATGAGATTTCGTTTGATTTAGCGATGGATAATAACGTTTTTATTCCTCTTGGAAATCTATATCTAGGATCTTTTATTGAGTTCTACTCAAAAGCAAAAACTTACTCAACTTTGCTTACTCAAATTAAATTCAAAGGAAACTTTAAAAGTGCTCATATTACGCTTGGTGAGCATAGGTCAAATTTAACTGACAAAATTAAAATGCTGATGAAAGGAAGTTCAACTAGTTCAAACATCAGTATTTCAGGCGGAACAACAAATACAGATGGAGGTGTTTATTAATGGCAGTAGTGAAATTAACATTTGATGGTAGTCTTAATACCGCTAAACAAGATGCGGCATTTAATCATTATATTGCTTCAGGACAAATCGGAATTGTCAAAGGACTAGGAGGAGAAGTGGCAGCTACTTCGTCAAATAGTAGGATCACATTTAGTGATGGCTACGTTATGGCTTATGGAAGAAAAGTCTATATTGAAGAAGGAACATCAATTGATATAACTTTAGATTCTTCTGCGTGTGGCTATGTTGTGGTCTCTATTGATACAAGTCAAAACACAGTGACTTTGCATACCAAAGAAAAAAGTTCAGGCTACCCAGCACTTACTCAGGATAATTTATTAGAAAGTGATGGAAAATATGAACTTCCGATTTGCTCATATATAAAAACGTCATCTTCACTAATTGTTTCAACAGTTAACGTTACTTATATCAAAAACGCAAACTTATTAGTTGAAGAATCAAAAAGTGTTCTTACAGCTAAAATAAATCAAATTCAAAATGGAATGAAGTACACTTACATGCTTGCTCCAACTCCAACAAAAAATGTTTATACGTTCACATTATCTGATGAAATTAAGAAAAAAGACTGTGTATTAATTCATTTCTATGTAGCAAATAATGTTTTTACAGTTTCGCTTAGTATGCTTAAAGGAATCACAAGTTTGATGCAGTCTTTTAGATATCTAAATAATGATTATTCGCTTTCTTTAGAATACTCAAACGGAAAATTATACGTTGATTTATCAAGCACGTCATTCACATTAAAAGGAATAAATCTAATTTATTAAGGAGGAAAAATAAATGGCGACTATTCAATTAAAAAGAAAAACAAGTTCAGGAACAGGTCCATTAACTGGAACTTCAGGAACAGTAAAACAAGGTGAACCATTAATCGATTTAAATGGTGGAAACCTTTATATTGCAAAAGCAGATAAAACAGCATCTTCATCTAGTCCTCTTTTTGTAAGTGACTATATCGAATTTGCTAATAAGGCTAACACAGAAACTTTGATTAACTCAAAAATCAGTGCTTTAAAACTTAAAGGTGCATCACAATTTGATGTTGGTACAACTGCAGGTAAGATTCCGGTTATTGATAGTGATGGAAAATTAAAAAGTTCAATTATTCCTCAAATTGCTATCACAGATACCTTTGTTGTTGCTTCTCAAGCAGCGATGTTAGCTTTATCAACCGCTCAAGTAGGTGATGTTGCAGTTCGTACTGACGTTAATAAATCATTTATCTTAAAAGCAGATGGGTATTCAACTTTGGCTAACTGGCAGGAATTATTAACTCCAACTGATAAAGTTCAAAGTGTTAATGGTAAAACTGGTGCAGTAACAATTAGCTGTTCTGATATTGGAGCAGCTACAACGACTCAATTAAGTAACCACGCAAGTAGCGATATTCACTTAACAACTACTCAAAAAACAAAGATTGCTGATTCTAAAAACTATTTGATTATTAGTGGTGCTTCTCAGACAGTAGCCACTTCAACCTCAAGCACTGATATTACAAATAACTGTATTATTGGTGGGTTAAAGCTTTATACAAAAATTGATACTTCTTATATTCAACCTGTCGTTAATGCATATCTAGGTATTGATAAAACAAAAGTTTTAACTCCTTCAAGTACGATTGATGGTGGAACTTACTAATGGCAAATGTAATTAAAGTCAAAAGAGGAACAAGTACTCCGACGACTTCAAATCTAGCAAATATTGGTGAATTTGCATTTGATTATTCATCAAATAAACTCTATATCAGAAGCTCATCTAATGTTGTTTGTGTTAATCCTACTTCTGATCTATCAGGGTATTTAACAAAAGCAGATGCTAAAGATACTTACGCTCCTAAATCGCAGTTTAGTCTAGGAAGTTGGGAACAACGAGCGATTCCTCTTTTTTATAGCGGTAAGCTAATCGAAGGACCAATATGTCCAACAACACTTCAAGAAAAGTTAGTTAGTGGCACCAATATTAAAACCATCAATAATAATTCATTGCTTGGAAGTGGAAATATAAGTATCTCTGCTTCTATTCCATCAGAAGTGGCAAAAATAGTGGGAAGCAACTCTTCATTTGTTGATATTCAAAGAAATGGTAGTAGTTCTTATAGGCTTTTAATCAATAGAGGATCATTTACTGGTGGAACGGGACAAAGTAAAACAGTTTATTTTAGTTCCACATTTCCCAATTCCACTTATCAAATTGTCTTTGCAATGAAAGCAAATTCTGGATATACATACAGTGCTTCTCTTCCGGTGATTTGGAGCAAAACAACTTCTAGTTTCACAGTTTATACATCGACTGACAAAACTATTGATTATATTGCAATTTGCACTGTTTAGGAGGAATTATGGAAAAGAAGAAATTTTTTATTAATGAAGAAGGGGTGATTGAAGTTACTCCTTTTTTTGATAAACAAGTAAAAAAATATGGTGATTTTATTGAGTTAACTTTTGAGGAATGGCAAGAAAAACTAAGTGATTGTACTTATGGTAATAAGAAAGTTTATAAGGATGGTGAAATCATTGAAGTGGAAGATGAAAGAACAAAAAGTTCAAAAGAGTATAAGGAATTACAAACGCTTATAGAAATACAGCAATGTAAAGAATATTTAGCATCAACAGATTATGTAATTTCAAAACTCAATGAAGCAAAAATCGAAAGTGAAGAAGAATATCAAAATCTAAAAGAAAAGTATCAAGAAACTTTAGTAAAAAGAGCAGAAGCTCGAAAAAGAATCAATGAATTAGGAGGTTAGAAAAGTGGCGATATTAAAAGAATTAGACTCAAATTATGGAATTAATCCTACTTATCATCGAGTTGTATGTGTATCTATAGACGCTCTTAGAAGGGAAGTTACTATCTGCCTAGCTTCTTATTTTTCTAAAGAGATTAGAAATAATGGAGGACAGCCAATAGAGACTATCGATATTAATGTTCCAAGTGAAGATTATGACTTCTTCTTAACAGGCAACATATATCAAGCTTCCTATTGCTGGTTAAAAGAAAATGTCATTGGATTTGAAGAAGCAGCTGATATCTGATAAGAAGTTCATTGCTGAACTCATTCAGGGCTTTATTGGCGAAGATAAGACTTTAATGTTTTGCTACTTTTCTGGCTCTTTAGCGTATGGTACTTTTGCTGAAAATTCTGATATTGACGTCACAGCATTTATTGATGGATTAGATTTTTATATTCATACCAATATGGGTGATTATGATGTCTTTTTGTTGCCTAGATCATGGACTTTAAAAAGGCAAAGAGTAGATGATGATGTCAAAGAATATGTGAAGTTATTTATTGACGATATCTTTTCAATCGATAAAAACCTTATTTATGAGAATCCAAAATATCATGAAGATTTAAAAGAGCTTAGAAACTATGACATCACAAAGTCAGTAAAAAAGTATCTTGATAATTTCTATGAGTATTACATGTATTACTTCGTCGATAATGAAACACCAGTAAAGAAGTTCTATCACGTCATAAGAGTAAAAGGACAGTTAGAACATTATCTAAAGACTGGTGTTTTTAATTTAGAAATGGATGAAAAGTATCGTAAAGAAATGCTTGAGTTCAAAAGTAATACCGAAAACCAAATCGGACTACAAATTTATGCTTCTAAGATTGGTGATTACTTAGAGGACATAAGAAAAATAAAGGAGGGGTTATAAATGGAAACTGCAGACATTATTTTATCAATCATATCCGTTATTGGAGTTCTTTCTTCAATTCTTTTTGCTTACTTAGCTTTCCATAGAAATACAAAAGGAGATAGCAAGCAAAGCGGAAAAAACGAAGGCGTATTGATTAGCGATGTTGGTTACATCAAATCTAGCATTGATCGAATTGAAAAGACTCTAGATAAACTTGAAGAGAAATATGATGACCTTCATTCTCGTGTAATCAAGATAGAACAAAAGGTCGATGATCACATTAAAAATGAACAAATCCATACCAAAGGAGGAAATGACAAATGAAAGATATAATAATTAATATCATATCAATAGTGGTGACAAGTATTGTCTTGCCACTTATTTCAATTGCGGGAGCAAAACTTATTCAATTTATCAATTCAAAAATAAAGAATAATAAGGCGGCAGATTTACTTACTACCGCTACAACGATAGTGATAAATGCCGTTAGATCAGTTTTTCAAACCTATGTTGAAGCATTGAAAAAAGAAGGAAGTTTTAATAAAGATGCTCAGATTATTGCTCTAAATAAAGCAAAAGATATAGCTTTAACTCAAATGACTGATGAAGTAAAAAACTACCTAGTGACAACCTATGGCAGTCTTGACTCTTGGTTAGATACAAATATCGAAGCAACTATTAACATTTTAAAGAATAAATCCTAGATTTCTTCTATGCACTATACTTATATTTTTAATCTGGTGTAAAATCAAATTGATGATTGAAATATTTATACTTCTTGATTCAAAGGCCTTGACAGAAATAATCCATTCGTATACATTTATATGATTTAGTGTTCTAAACGCTCTAAATGGTAGGTTTGGGAAAAGAAAGGATGATTTTATGAGTAATTTTAAGTATGTTCCTAAAAAGGAATACCTGCCTGTAAAGAAGGAATTGATTAATTTGATTAATCTAGTTCAAAATGAAGTAAGAGAATATTTTACTTTTAGTTTTGAGTTTATTGGAAGTGCATCAAGAAATATGATCACTCGCGATGAAAGTTCTAATGTGGGGTATGATTTCGATGTAAACATTATGGTTAACGATAATGACAATGTTTACTCTGCAAAAGAAATTAAACAGATATTGCGAGCTGGCTTTGATAAGCATTCAAAGAAATTTGACTACGACTGTAGTGAAGATAGTAAAAGAGTCATTACAATTAAAGTGAAGGATACGGAAAAAGCAAAAGTTCTTCATAGTTGCGATTTTGCAATAGTAAATGATTACATTGATGATAATGGTGACGAACATCAAGAATATATTCACTTTAATAAAAGGCAGAATACTTATGAATGGCAAGAACAGCCAGATGGGTTTTATATGCTTCCTGAAAAAATAGAGTGGATTAAAAATAATGGGCTATGGCAAAAAGTTAGAGATAGGTATCTAAGTAATAAAAACGCCAATAGTGATCCAAAGAAAAAATCAAGATCGATCTTTGCTGAGACGATAGCACAAATCTATAACGAAAATTCTCAACGTTATTATTGCGATGATGAAGACGAAGAGTGGGGTTATTAAAAATGAGTAAACACGGACATGGAGTATCTTCGCATACTCATACACAACAACAAATAAACCATTATTCAAATCAACATAATCCTAACAATTCAGCACATCAAGCTAATAATAACAATCATTCAAATCAATGTAATCCTAATAATCCTAATTATCAAGGGTATAAGAATAAATAGCATAAACCTCTGGGACCAGTAATCCTGGAGGTTTTTTTCTTATTGTCCCTAAGTTTTAAGTGATTTTTACCGACTTAGACACAGGAGGTATTAGATCATGACTTTAGAAGAAAAACAAAAAGCACTTGAGTTAAGGAAACAAGGTAAAGGTTATGGGGAAATTGCAAAAACTATAGGAGTGTCAAAATCATCAATTACAACATTTTTAAAGAGGGATAATCTCTCGGAAACATGTCCTATTTGTGGCAAAAAAATTATTCAAAAAAATGGGCATAGAAAGAGAAAATTCTGTTCTGATAAATGCCGAATTGAGTCTTGGAAAATTAGTAAAGATAATAAGTTTGGAAATATAGAAAAAACTTGTAGATATTGTGGATGCCATTTTTTATCGTATGTGTCGAAGGATACTAAGTATTGCTCCCGAAAATGCTATTTAAACGATATTAGAAAGGAGGTGTCAGAAAATGAACAATCCTTCAAAAATGAATAAGTACTTAGCTTCAATAGCAATGATAAAGCAGATGATCAATGAAGGGATTGTAATTGAAAAAGACATGCCACAGATTAATAAATACTTTAGTGAAAAATATGGTATTAAAGAAGGCAGTTTATATAGTCAAAATAACTTGATAAAGACTCCAACTAGAGCGATGTATGTAGACGAAAGGAGTAAGAAAAATGGCTGAAACAATAAAAATAAATTCATTACCAACACTTCCCACTTTGCTTAAAGTTGCAGCATATGCAAGAGTGAGTAATGGAAAAGATGCTATGTTGCATTCATTATCTGAACAGGTATCGTATTATAACCGCTACATCCAAGAACATGATGGTTGGCAGTTTGCTGGAATTTACGCTGATGAAGCAATCTCTGGAACTAAAGAAAATAGAGATGAGTTTCAAAGAATGCTAATGGATGCATATGAAGGTAAAATCGATTTAATTATTACCAAATCAATATCACGTTTTGCTAGAAACACTATGACTCTTCTTGAGACAATTAAAAAACTTAAGAAACATAACGTTAATGTCTTTTTTGAAGAACAAAATCTTTATTCAATGAGTGGTGAATGTGAGATGATTCTAACAATGCTTGCTTCATTTGCTCAGGAAGAAGCTAGAAGCGTTTCTGAAAATATGAAGTGGAAAATTAGAAAGGACTTTGAAGAAGGACTGCTATGGGGCGGTAATAACGCCTATGGATATCGTATTGAAAATAGAAGATATGTCATTGTTCCTGAAGAGGCGTCTTTGGTTAAAAATATTTTTAATTTATATCTTGAAGGCATGGGAATTACTGCTATTGCTCTTAAATTAAACAAAATGAATATTCCCGCATATTTTGGTGGAAAATGGAACTTTTCATCGGTTCAGAATATTCTAAAGAATGAAACATATACTGGTGATCTTATACTTCAAAAAACATTTAGAACTGACTATATTTCTAAAAAACGGAAGATGAACCGAGGCGAAAAAGATAAGTTTTTAATCAGCAATGACCATGAAGCTATTATCTCAAAAAGTGATTTTAATAAGGTCCAAGAAATGATTAAAAGTAAATCTAAAAGATATAATGTGCCTGATAATTGTTATTCTCATCGTTATCCTTTTTCTGGGATGATTGAATGTTCTGAATGTCACAAAACTTATATTCATAGAAAGAAACACGGCATAGATAAATGGGGTTGTCAATCTGCTGAACAATATGGTCGAGCATATTGTAAAACAAGTGATGCCATTTCTAATTCAACATTAGAAGAAGTAACAGCTAAAGTTTTAAATCTGGACAAATTTGATGAAAAAGTATTCAAAAGTGAAATCTTTAAAATCATTTCTAAGCCCAATCATTTATTAACTTTTATTTTTAAAGATGGTAGCGAAAGAGACATCACTTGGAGTAATCCTTCTAGAAGTAAATCATGGACTCCGGAAATGAAAGAAGTAGCCAGACAAAGGTCACTAAAACTTTATAAAAAGAGAGGAGAGGATGGAAGATGGCTAAAAGAAAAATAACGGTTATTCCTTCAACAATAAATCCTTTAACGCAGACCCCGGTTGGTAGCGTTCAAAAAAGAAAAGTTGCAGCGTATGCTCGTGTCTCAACTGATAGCGATGAGCAATATACCTCTTACGAAACACAAAAAACATATTATGAAAATTACATAAAAAGTAAACCTGAGTGGGAATTTGTAAGAGTATATGCTGATGAAGGAATAAGCGGAACTAACACGAAAAAGCGTGAAGGGTTTAAATCGATGATTACTGATGCTCTTGATGGAAAGATTGATTTGATTGTTACGAAGTCCATCTCAAGATTTGCACGAAATACTCTAGATACAATTTCATATATTAGAAAGCTCAAATCGGCAGGAGTCGAGGTATATTTTGAGAAAGAAAACTTATGGAGTTTGGATTCGAAAAGTGAATTTGTACTTACCATTATGGCATCAATAGCACAAGAGGAATCTAGATCAATCTCCATGAACGTAACCTTGGGTAAAAGATGGCAAATGCAAGAAGGAAAAGTTTCATTCGCTTATTCTAGAATGCTTGGCTTCAAGAAAACAGAAAACGGATATGCTATTGATAAAGAACAAGCAAAGATAGTAAAAGAGATTTACACTGATTTCTTAATATGGGGTATGACTTCAACCGGAATCGCTAATAAGCTAACTAAAAGAGGCGTAAAAACTCCTTCAGGCAAAAGCGAATGGTCAAAGAATAATATTGAGTCAATTCTTACAAATGAAAAATATAAAGGTGATGCTTTGCTTCAAAAGACATATGTTGTTGATTATTTGGAACATAAAGTTGCAATGAATAAAGGTGAAATAACTCAATACTATGTTAAAGATTCTCACGAAGCTATTATTGATAAAGCAGAATGGGATATGGTTCAAGATGAAATAAAAAGAAGAAAAGAACTAGGTGCTACTTATTCAGCTAGTAGCATTTTCATTTCAAAACTTGTTTGTGGAGATTGTGGTGGAATATATGGTAAAAAGTTGTGGCATTCAAATGATGATTATCGTTCAGAAAGATATCTCTGTAATAATAAATATAAAGATAAGAACAAAAGGTGTACAACACCAGCATTGACTGAAAAGACAATAATTGACGCATTTATAAAAGCATATAATTCAGTTATGGTTGATAAGAATTCATTAATCGAAGATGCTGAAGCAATAAAACTTCTATTAAGTGACACATCAAAAATTGATAATGAAATGGATAAACTAAACACTGAACTTCAAGTTATTAATGGATTGGTTGACCATTTGGTTCGTGATAATTCTTCAAGACTTCAATCACAAGAAGAATACCAAAAGAAATATGATGAACTTGTCACTAGATATCAAAATGCAAAAACGAGATATGAAGAACTTTCAATAGAAAAATCAAGAAAGGAATTTCAGTCGCTAAGACTTGATATGTTTATTAGCAAAATTAAGGAAAGCCCATCACTTATATCTGAATGGAACATGGAAATTTGGAGTATCTTGGTCGATAAAGCTATAGTGAATTCTAATTGCTCCATTACATTCAGATTCAGAAACGGAGTTGAAAAGACAATAAAAGTGAAGAAATGTTAAATTTTTTTAGAAAAAATCAGAAAAATTACCTAATAATATATATGAAGAGTCATGAATCTTCCGTAATTGCATAAGTTATCGTTGCTCGTGGACAGCGTAGTGCCTAGGACCACGTTAAAATGCTAGTGCACACTCGAACTGCGGAGACAGCAGTAGGTCTTAGATCTCAGGCCTTAAACCACAGGTAGTGGAGAGATCTTTTTTTATTTTCTTTAAAAAAACAAATAATCATGTGGCGGGTTTAACAGATAAAAAATAAATAGTAAGATATGGCTACTAAGGAGCTTCTATGGAAGAAACAGTTCTAAAAACGAAACAAGAAATTATTAATGCTTTAAGAGAAGATATTAAAATCCTTCAAATATATTTTTCATCGGTTTATCGAGCTCGAATAGATCCATGTAAAAAGAGAATCGGCGTTAATGAATTTAAATTGCTTCTTGAAACTTACCATAATAAAATAGCGGGTAGCGATTATCTTTATAGTGCGATAAAACTCTGTCTTAATGAATTTGACTACATCAGGAAAAACCTAAGGCGACATGGTGAAGAGTATAGTCTTGATAGTTTAATTGAATACTACAAAAAGACTGACGCTTTATTTGCTGAAGCAAGCGATGCTCTTATTGAAGAGATAATAGAAATAAATAAAGAAGAGGACTTATTATTCCAAACTCGCTATAGATAGGGGTATTCAAAAATCTTTAGGGGTATTCAATTCTTCAATAAGGGTATTCAAAAAATAACTTAGGGTATTCAAAAAATCTCTTAGGGGTATTCAAAATCGTATTAAGAACAGTAATTAAAGCCATGTTGAAAACATAGGTTTGATACCAAAAAATGGTTTCAAACCTTTTTTGATGTTTTTAAGCCTATTTTTGCTTTTTTCTTCGTCAACCTAGGGTCGAACCTATAAACTTTAATTATCTTTTGTGTCTTTTTTATAATGGGCTAGAAAACAAAAGATCAAGGTATGAAAACGGAAGGTATAGGTAAGAAAACGTTTGATGAGGTATGAAAACGAAAGAAAAACTTTGGACAAATATTCATTAAGCATAAAAAAATGGGTCAGTTTGAATTCAAAATATAGGTCAGTTATATTGACTTTTGGGGTGCATTTTGATATAATTAACGCAGAAAAAATACCCCAAAGGAGATGCTGCTATGGATAGTCAATATTTGCAAATTCAAACGTTGTTAGAACAAAAGGCAGAAATTACTGCAAGATTAAATTTGATTCCTTATGATGGTTCAATTGAAATAAAAGATAGAAACGGTCAAAAATATATTTATATTAGAAAGCGTGTTCTAGGACGTAATACATCAACATATGTTGATTCGTATTCTGACGAACTGTTTGCTTCTATATCTAAATTATTAAAAGATGCCAAAGAATATAAAAAGCAAATAAGGAAGATAAATAATGAACTAGCAAAATTAGGCTATAGTGGTCAAGAATTATCTTCTAGAGTATTATTAAATATCGATTTTGCTAGAGCTAATATGAAATCAAATATTTATGATCAAGCCATTCTTGAAGGCATAGCCACTACATTTCCAGATACTGAAACAATTATTGAAAATGGAAAGGTTACTGGAATGACAGCAACTGATGTTCAAAAAATATTAAATTTAAAGCATGCTTGGGAATTTATTATGGATAAAGATGTCGTTGCATCCAAATCAAGTTATTCGATATTGTGTTATATTGCTGGACTTGTGAATGAAGGATTCTATACTTATGGCGGTAGAATTAGATGTGTTCCAGTAACAATTGGAGGAACAAGTTATATTCCACCTATGCCTATAGAATTTGTTGTTAAAGAAAAAATAGAAGAAATATTGAATAAAAATGAAGAACCAGTTGATATAGCCATTGAACTGTGTTTGTATTGTATGAAAACACAAATTTTTAATGACGGAAACAAAAGGGCTTCGGTAATATTTGCAAATCATTTTTTAATTTCAAATGGTGAAGGATTGTTAGTGATTCCAGAAAATAAAGTTTCAGAATTTAAAAAAATGTTGGTTGCCTATTATGAAGATAGAGATAATGGCGAAATATTAGAATTTATGAAAAAATATTGTTGGAAAAATTTTTGATAGGGTGCAAATGACTATTATTTTATAACAAAAGCACCCCATAAAGCATTAAGCCAGATTAATTTTGATACCAAAAGAAATAATGGTTTCAAGCTTTTATTTGTTGTTTTGAAGCCTATTTTTGCTTTTTTCTTCGTCAATTTAGGTTCGAACCTATGAATTTTAATTATCTTTTGTGTCTTTTAATGAGGTGCGGACCTTTTTTCTTTATATGTAATGATTACGGAACGATAGATAGTTGCTGCGGAACGATAGGTATATCAACGGGATGATTATGAAACCTAAAATCTTGAAAAAAATTAAATTTTGTTCTATAGTATGTATTGATAGTGATTGAAGGCTTTGTTGTGTTTATAATCGATGATCAAATCCACACAAATTTTATTTTGAGGACTAATTATGGCAAAGAAATTTTGGACTTTTATCGGCAACGATAAATACGATATAGGTCTTACAGGCAGCACCGTGTATGTTTACGAAAAAAATGGCAAAGAGCTTGCCACGTTCAAGAATCTCACATACGCATATAATGCGGTTATCTCTCCACTCGGTGATATTTTTGTAGTCAAAACCACCGATGGAAGAATGGCAATCTATTCTTTTTAGCCGTTAAAGCTTGTCAAAAAGTTCCGTTTTTCCAAGACTGACGGCGGTCAGGATGGAAATATGGTATTCTCCCCGGACGGAAAATATTTTTACAGCATTGAAAGTCACACAAGTACATTAAAAACTCTTTTGACAAAATACAAAACCGACGATTGTTCTATCGTTTGTCAGTTGTTTTCTGATAAAGAGTGTTTTCGCCTATCAGCTATTGAGTATGACAAAAATACCGATTACTACTATGTGTTAGGAATTTTATATAGTCCCGAAACGAAAATGGCAAATACGTGGTTTGTCGCAAAGCTCGTGGATGACGAGCTTGTGGATATGCGTTATATTACTGAAGGCGAAAGAGATTTTGGAGATGATGTCAATAGACTAAAAGTTATGGGCTACACCGAAAAGGCGTTTCAGTGGTCGACTTTCCGATACAAGAGGGAATACGATGACCGATATAAAATCAGCCTTGATGAGATTAAGACACTAAATTATTCGTTGGCAGCTCTTTGGAAAAACGCAAGCACAACACAAATAGAAAAAAAAGACTAAAATGAAAGCAAAAGTATTAAAACTGAAATACCCGAAAGACCCCGGTGCGGTTCTTGATAAGCAGGAAGTGCAAACATATATATGGCATCTTGAAGATGTGGGCGAGCTTGATAAATTGCCCCTATCATTTCTCGCATACTACGTTGTAGGTTGTAGACTCACAGACGAGGTAAACAACGGTGGCTTTGCACAGTATCTTTCCAATTCAAGCGTGCAGACTCTCCCTTATCTCGAAAGATGCGTAAATGCTCTTGGTAACGCAGAGCTGACAGCGATTTGCGCCGAGCTTCTTTCTGCCGTATCAAAGGATTTTGACATAAACGATACGGAAACCATCGCAAAAGCAGAATACTCCGACGAGCTTGAAACAGTCCTCACAGCACTTGATGACCGCTTCTATGCGCTTGACGAGAAGAATGACGTTGAAGGATTTGCAAAGAAATATTACAAAGACAACCTTCCCGAAGAAAAGCTGATTTTTGAGCTTGTAAAGCCACCCGTAACAGACCGTCGCAGATATTTTATCTACGATAAGTCAGGCATTACAAACGAAGAGGCAGCAAAAGCGTTTATGGCTTTCCTTGCAGAGTTCTCGGATGTTAAATTTGAGATTTCCATAGAAAAATGGGGTGGTATGTTCCGAATAAATGCTACCGATTCAAACAATTCTCTAAACCTTGCCGAAATCCATGCGCATTTTGACGATAGTTCCTACGCATTCGGTAAAAACGGCGGCATCGAAAGATGCAAAATTCTCGGCTTCAAACTCGGCGGCGGTATATTCAAGGAAATACACGTTGATAGCTGTGACGAGGAAAACTGGGTGTGGCGCTTGACTATTGCGGAAAGCGGATTTGATAAAAACGAATACGAAATATCCTACTTCTGCTGTTGTTCAGGCACTCCCGGTGCGGAAAAGATTTCAAGAATATGTGTCGGTGACTTTGCCGAAGATCACGAAGTCCTTGCACTTATTGAAAAAGTCTTTATTGAATGTGCAAAGGCTCAGGGCAACATCACTCGCATTTATGATGAAATGAACGGTTGGGATGTCGTCCCCGAAAATAAAATAAAAATGCTGTACGAGGTGTAAAAATGAAAACAAAATTACTTCAACTTGATACAAACTATTACAAATTCCCCAAAGGGATTAAAACTGTTGACGAATTTGCAGAATTTGCAAATAACAGTAGTCAAAAATTCGTAAAACTAACGATGTATAGCCAGGAACATTGTATGGAGCCGTATTTTATCGAAGAAGATAAAAAGACGGTTTGGATAAATCTCTCGCAGATAACCTACATTGAAGAGACTGACGGGGAGGTGTTACCTCGTATTGATTATGAGTGCAGACTCCGTCAGGTAGTTCGCGAGAAATGTCTTGACTGCGTAAATTTCCAAGGCGATCCCGACAACCTTGACGGACATTACGAAAGACTCTGCCTTGACGGTAGATGCTGGAGCTACGAAAAGCGCGACGAGGACGAAGAATAAAATTACTTCTTGAAAAAAATACAAATAGGGGTATTCACTTTTTCAATAAGGGGATTCAAAAAAACACTGAGAGGTATTCAAACTCGTATTAAGAAAAGTAATCAAAGCCATAAGAAAAGCATAGGTTTGATACAATTTGTGTCAGACCTTTTTTCATTGCGGATAGGAACTTTTATCCTTTCCGCCACCACGTTTCAGAGTCTTGTAGAAGTGTTAAACTGCATTTTTACGAGGCTCTTTTTCTTTTTATATATTGCTACGGAACGAAAGCCTTATGCTCAAGAGAAATATTTAGAAGAAACAAATCATAATAAAGAACCGATTGCTTATAGTATAAAATTTTTATATGAATCACCGATTAAAAAAATAATAATAAAATAGAAATTATATTTTATTTTTGCTAAAATTAAAATGTAGCTAATATCAAATAGGAAATGCAAAAAAGTTTGATATGCAAAAGGATAATACAAATGAAAAACAAATATTTATTGGTTGTCTCACTATTAAGTTTGTCATCAATATTATGTATGACAGGTTGCTCTAACAAAGTCAAAAATAACGAATATAATGATTACTATAAAAAAGTAAGCAAAATAATTAAAGATTTTTATAATGCTAGTAAGATTTCTACTTCTAATAAACAAAATAAATTAGCGTTAAAGAAAGTTGATGAGAGAAATGATGATATTATTTCAATTATAGATAACGCTGATGGAAAAACACAAAAGCCAGATATTGCTAACGCATTTGAACAATCATTTTATATTCCGATTATAATGGGAAAAGGCTTAACTGAATATAGAAAACAAACAAGTTTTTATAATATTGCAGCATTTGTAGATGAACAATACTATATTAAAACTTTTTTAGAAAGTGAGTCTATTTCAACTTATGTTTATATTCCTGGTGAATATAGCTTTGATGGTGTAAGTCATTACATTTATTTTAGCGTTAATTATATCGATAGCAATAACTATACATTTGGCGGTATAGAAATTTCTGATGATAACAACACAGAATGGTATTTTTATGGCGATAGTTCACTATTATTTATCGAATATTCGAAAACAAGTGAAAGAACTGTAATTAACTATCAGTCAGCGGATATGACTCAAAAAGAAATTAATGATCAAAGTGTCATTTCTGAAGTAAGAAACAAGTTAAAGGATAGCTTTTCATTGATTAATCCAAGCACTTTAAAAAATTTAAAAAACGAGTCTAAATTTGAAATTACAAAACAAGAATATTCAAAGATAATGGATAAAATATTTCCTAATAGAGGTGGTATTTCAGTTAATCAGGGATTACAAGTTTCAAATGGTGTTGTTTTAGGATATGTTAGCGATGGAAGTGAAACTACAATAACTTTACCAAGTAATGTTACAGCTATTTCTAATAACTTTTATATCTTCGCTAGTGGAAATATAAGAGAACTTTATATTCCAAAATCAATTACTAGAATAACTGATCAAGAAGGAAATACTGTTGATATTAAAACTTTTAATATTGAATATGATAATGATAATGTTCATTATTATTTAGAAAATATAATTGTCGAAGAAGGTTCAACTTTATTTAAAGTTGAAGATAATCTATTGACTGATACAAATAATAGTACTCTTTTATATTTAATGAATAAAAAAGTAGATAATTTAGATTTACTTCAATACAATAAATATTCTGATTGGTTCTTTAGAAATCAATTGCCAAATATATTTATAAATATAAAGTCCTTAAAATATAATTTAATTTATGATGAAAATAATTATGAATTTGATATTTTTGCTAACATATTTTTATCAAGTGACACTCAAGCTCACTTTGAATATTTAGAAGTTGGAAATGCCTATGATCAATATAACTTTTCAGTATTAAGTGATAAAGTTAATATAGATAAGTTAGTCTTAAGTGGTACTTTTGATAAAGTTTATATATCTGATGAAAAAGGTGCAATTAAAAATATAGAATTAAACTCAACTAAGCCTTATGCTACTTTTGGAGGTTTTGTAAATGGGCTTGAAACAATTGATATATATTTCAATAATAGTATTGATGGACTCGATCCTATTAATTGTTTGAACGTTAAAAAAATAGTTGTTCATGAGGGAGTTACTGAATTTTCATTAAATCAATTCGAAATAGATTATAATTTAGATAGAACTATAAATATCTATTTACCTTCAACATTGAATAGAATTAACTATAATAGACTTCAATATAATGCTATCACAAAAATTAAACTAATATCTAAAGTAAATAATGCCGTATTTACAGATTTTTCAAATATTAAAAATTATGGATGCGAAATTGAGATTGAAGACGATAGCGAGTTGAATAGTATCATTAACGATTATGAATATGTTGGCTATTCTTATAATAAAGAAACAGGTGAAATAGTGAATGATCCGTTTGATATAGGGAATATTCCAGG